AACTGTTGTATATATTCAAATGATGTGGCTTTTTATATCGAGTTTACCATTATGGGTTAAACCAATTTCACATTTTTGTAATATGCGGTTGCTGTGGGAATAACGATATTAGAAAGATAAAGACTCAAGTTCTCTTTGGAGATTTGGAGTCTTAGCGAACCATGTACGCATTATTTTGACACATACAACTTTAATAAATAGATAATACTATATTAAAGAATATCTTATGTTTCATTTTGTGTACGAGACTACCTGCATAACAACAAATAAAATTTATGTTGGAAAACATTCTACCAATAATCTTGATGATGGTTATCTTGGTTCTGGTTATAAACTTTTAAACTCCATAAAAAAGTATGGTAAGGGAAATTTTAAAAGGAAAATTCTCCAATCATTTCTCGATGAAGATTCGGCATACGAGTGCGAATTGCAACTTGTAAATGAAGATTTTATTAAACGAAAAGATGTATTAAATATAAAAGTTGGTGGTAGAGGAGTCGGTAAAGGTAAATCGCACCCATCATTTGGAAAAAGTTATGTAAACGATGGTATCAGAGATTATATAATCGAAAAAGACAAAATCGATGAATATATTAAAGATGGTTATAATCTTGGAAGAAAGACAAAACGTTTTGGTGATAATAATCCGGCATACGGTAAACCTTCTCATAATAAAAATAAAATTGCAATCAATAAAGATTTTGTAACCGTGTACGTTTCTCAAATAGAATTAGAATCGTATCTAATAGATGGATGGGTAGAAGGCAGTAATGAAACCCCTATGGCTGGTAAATCACACTCAAAAGAAACAAAAGATAAAATGTCATTTACTCGAAAAGGTAGGCCGGCATCCAAAAAACAATTAGCACATTTAAAACGATTAGGAGAACGTCAGAAAGGTGATAATAATCCGTCAAGAAAATCTAAATTGATATCTGCTGCAACTCTTTAAAGAAATTTGGTGTTTTATTAAACCAAGTTCTCTGAATACGACTTCTAATATTACCGTTATAGCAATTAGGGTCGAATAATGCACCAGTAATATGTAGAAAATATTCCTCTGCTAATGTTAGACATGCCTTAGTATCCACAAAAATCAAAATCTCTCTCTTGTATTTGTCTTTGCCTTTATCTTCGATTTCAGCAAGCAAAGCAGGCGACGAACTCCAATAATTTTCCCAGTCACTCGGCTTGCGAATTTTCTTTTTCTTTCCAGCAACAACCTTAGTCGCAGCTTTAGTTAAAAGTTTTCTACCGATATACCATTTATTGTCAGCGATACAGGTTATCTTATAGATGAAACCTAATGCCTTTTCAGGTACTTCCTCAGACTTCAATTCCTTCTTTTTATAGTACCACATGATGAACCTAGGTTATTTGTCGATTAATTATTTATCAAGTAATATATGAACATGAGAACCTACTACGAAATAATCGGTGTTGGAGAATTTGCGACGACCGAAGAGATAACCTATGCTTACAAGCGTAGAGCAATGCTACTTCATCCGGACAAGAATCCTGACGTTAATCCGGACGCTATGGTATTATTGAATGCTGCATATGAGTGTTTATCAGACAGCCATCGTAGAACAGTCTATGATATGTCATTGATGATGCGAGCTATGCCAGACGAAGAACCAAACGATACTGTTCCAGTGCAAATATACAGTGTGAAGGAATATGACATCATCGTTGGAAAGGTAACTTTATTTTCTGTGTTTGATGCTGTGTTTCTTTTTCTGATATCTGCTGCTCTTGTCGATTTAATTATTCCAATGATTGAGGAATGTTATGGCTTATAATCCGAAATATAAAAATAGAACTAAACCAGGATTCAAATATCCAAAAGAAAAGAGTTACAGGTCTCCAAAGCCAAGAAACAATAAAGAAACTCGGGCACAATCGGCAGCAAATTCCGAGGAAGCACAGTTGGCACTAAAAACAATTTTCAGACTCTTCATGTATGTTCTATTCTTACCATTTTTCTTGTGGACAGGAATATACACTTTGATAATGAAACAACAATTACTGTCAGAAAACTCTGTCAGAATAAACAATATTGGTATGACAGAAGACCCGATTCATTCCGCTATTACTGGAATCGGCACACAGTTTTTAACTATCCCAATTGCATTTTTGTTCCTAGATACGACCAGTAATCTTCTTGTATTCATTTATGCGATGGTTCTACTATTTTCGATTTGGTACAACGTTGTAATGGCATCGTGGATATCAGTCGCGTACATGGGCGTGATAATCAATAAAGATAAAGACAAAGTTTATTTTCAGCACGACCTTCAAAGTTTCGACTTCATGGATTACGTGACGCTGAAACCTTTGCGCCAGTTAAGAACATTGGATATTGTTAAACTTTCTGATATTGAAAAAGTGTCGAAAGAATATGGCACATATACTTTTCTACTTGGTAAGTTCGGCTCTCGAAGAGTGAGATTCACTACCAAACAGAAACGCGACGAATTTATATACAATCTACGCAAGTATGGTAGCAGTTCTATGATGTTTAACTTTGATATTCAATGAGTTACAAAGTTGTTGACATTTAATTCCGTTAGAGTAGAATGGTTACATCGATTCAACGAACGGAGAACAAAATGGCAATGACTGAAAAGCAACTGTTGAAGTTCACAGACAATCTTCCACCGGTTGAAGGATTCGATAAACAATACAATGATTGTCTAGTCGAGGTTCATCATTTTCCTCACGGCAACACTGTAGCAATCAGTACAGAATACGGCGATGGTGCTGGTAACTATTATGGTCCTCAGGGTTATCCGGTTATCAATCCGATTCTCGAAGCGTATGCAAAAAAGAACGGTGGTTATTGGGAATGGGTTAACGCAGCATGTTTCGCATTTTATAAGTGAGGATGAAAATGAATAAGCAAAAAGGTTTTACGCTGGTTGAATTGTTTGTTGTTTTAGGTTTCTTTGGTATCGTTGTTCCGTTGATTGGTGGTTCAATCTGGGTAGCAATACATTTTATTTCGAAGTATTGGTAACATGAAGTACCTAGGTATTTGTATTATTTTCTTCCTTGTGATATATTCATTGGGTGAATTTTGGTTTCGCGCAAAGGGTATGTAATGCATAGTGGTAAAAAGTTAGTCGCAGATGTAATCGCTATCGCGGGCGCAATAACAGGTTCAACATTAGTCGCAATCAATATAGGCCATAATCAACTTGGATATGCCTCGTATTTTATTTCTGGCTGTGCTACAATGTATTTGTTGAAAGATACGGAAGTAAGTAAGTCTATAAAATTCATTACTCTCTTCTTCATGGTTATTAATGTAGTTGGAATGTGTCGTTATTAAGGAGAACTAAATGTGGTATTCAAATTCATCGAGTAGTCTCGACTATTCAAAACCTATTCGGGCAAAATCTGATACAAGCATCTTTCTTTTGATGCCAGTGAGAGTTTCAGGTATGGCTGTCCATTATGAATGGTTCGATGTAGGAATGGGACGATGGAACTCGTCAGCACGTTGGAAGACAGCAGAAGAAGCAGTAAATTGTTATTTGTCTATGAGTTACACCATCGAAAATGTTAAAGTTATATTAGAATAAGGAGAGCAACATGACTAAGATTGAAAAGCGCGAAGAACTAAACAGAATTATCGAAACAGCACAGAATGAATTGATTGCATTGGATGCAGTCACCCTCGAAGATATTCATGCGTTCGCGGTTTTCACTGATGCGTATGGTGATAAAAAATGTCTTATCCCGGTATACGACCGCACCGAATTGGTGTTTTGTTTATCTGGTCTCCATAACAATATCGCTAAACCATTCTCGGACTCTTATAGGACGCAGGAGGATGCACTGAAATATGCGAAGGATTGTAATTGGGTATATGTTGGTACACTTTCATTAAATGAGGAGAATTAAGATGGGAAATCGTAAAATGTCAGCAGAAAATATCCGCAATATCGAATCTTTGGTAGACGATATCTATGCACGTCTTGGTGAGATTACTCATATTTTGGAACATAAATGTGAGCCGGAAAACTTTGCGGTTCCAATGCATAAAGTAGATTCATCCACTATAGATTATGTTGGATATCAGACCTGGACATCAAGTGTCTTTGTGAAATTCCTGAATGGTGACGTATACAAGTACACCGCAGTTGACCGCGAAGTATTTGACGAGTTACTGAATGCTCCGTCTCCTGGTTCATACCTCAACAACAATTTCAAAGGTACATACGCTTACGAGAAGGTCGTAGGTTAATTATGAGCGATACGCCAGTTCGAATCAATACGGCGTATGGTCTTGAAGTGTTTAATATGCTTCAAGACCAAAATGCTGATTATTTTAAGCGAGGTCTCCGCGACGAGTTTCGTGAACGTTGTTCTATCGATTATACTATTCAGGAGAAATATCTTGAATTTTTCCTCGACGACGAAATTCTGTCCAGATTGTACCCAATGAATGAGCATGATACTGAAGGATTTGAGATTTTCAACGCTCAATCGGATGTGTGTACTGCTCTGAAATATTTTTCAGGAGAATATAAATGAAGTTCCACAAAGATGGTGAACAAGCAGCAGCAGGAGAGATTTTTGTATTCGGCTCAAACTTAGCCGGTATTCATGGCGCAGGCGCAGCCAGAGCAGCATATGACCACTATGGCGCAGTTTGGGGAAGAGGTCTTGGAGTTTTTGGCCTTTCGTATGCTCTTCCGACGAAGAATCATCTTATCGATTCTCTACACTTTGAATGTGTGAAAGCATTCATTGAACAGTTTGCATATTTCAGTCGCTCCAACTATCAGACGCAAAAATATTTTGTCACTCGGGTTGGTTGCGGTCTTGCAGGATATCAGAACTCAGATATCGCTCCATTGTTTAAAGGCGTTGCGGACAATTGCAATATGCCAATTGAATGGAAGGAATGGCTATGATAGAAGAGTATGTTCGTAGCGATATTGATTTGGTGGATAACTTGGTCGTTAAGGTATCAATGCGAAAAAAACTAGAAAAAGCAAAAGAATATTTGGGTAAAAAGTGGGTATTACATCCAGAATACCAATTCAATCCAAAACATTCCCAGTCTGAATCCATCAGACTGGGCTATATAAATCCGTCGAGTTTGTCGAAACCAAAATAACTGTTATACTGATTGTGTTGTTTAATTTATTAATGTGAGGAATAAGTATGTCCAAAGAAATCATAGTACCAACAGCACCTGCTGACCAAAAGAAAATTTTCGCTGCTGTCAAAGAAGCACATGATAGCCTTCTGCGTATCAGCGCGGAAAAGGAACAAATCAAGTCCATCGTTTCTCAACTGGTTGAGGACTTTGAGGGATTAAACAAGAAATATATCAACAAACTGATTAACACCTACTACAAGCAGAACATCGATAAGTTGGCTGTCGAGAATGACGACTTCCAAGAACTCTATACTGCCATCGTAAAATAATGGAAACAAATACTCAAGCAGCTAAGGGTAGGGCTATTCTTAATGCCAAGAGTAAATATCCTGCCTTTAATCCTCTTGATTACGATATTTCATTAGCGAGAAACCTAAGCTACTATAATCTCGAAGTAGATAATAAATTGAAGCGGGAATGGAGTATCGCATATTGGAAGAAACAGAATAAATCTATTGTTGGGTTTGCCAGAGTTACTGATGGGTATTTTTCTACTGTGGGTGCTATTGTTCATATGTTGACAGTTAGAGAAATTGAGCTATCCACTCAACATATGACTTATATCGATAGGAAGTATCAAGAAATTCTACAAATATCCAAATCGAATATTATTTTGGATGTTGATAGTCCCGAGGAAATCGAACGAGCCAAAAACGAAAAGATGTTGGCCGAATTCAAAACTCATTTGTCAGAGTTTGATTATGGTATGGACCTTTTCTTCGAGGGGAAATCCTTCGACGCAAAAGCATATCTGATTAGAAACAATGTTAAACCGATTATGATGAAGGCAATCGCCGAATATTATAAGCCGGAATTGAAATTCATTCTATCTATCTCTGATAGTAAAGATGAACAAATTATCGAGTCATATTCATTTCTTACACGTAGGCAGCTTACTAAATATGCAGCACACGTTCAGACTATGATTAGCGCATGTGAGGTAGCAACAGCAATAATTAAAGCTGCCAAGAAACCTCGTGCTAAGAAGGCGAAAAATCCATCAGAGATTGTTAAGAATGTGAAGTTTTTAATTGAAGATACATCAATAAAACTCCAATCAGAAAATCCATCAAGTATTATCGATTCGACGGAAGTTTGGTTATACAATTCCAAAATTCGCAGAATCTTCAAATATGTAGCCTTGCCTGGTTTGAAGTTGACCGTAAAAGGTACTACTATAATTAATGTGGATGTGGATAAATCTGGTGGTAAGATTATCAGAAAACCAGAGACACAATTGAGTGGTGTGAAGTTGTTAAATAGTCGCCAATTATCTAAAATTTATTCCGATATTAAAGGTACAGAAAGTCGCGGTGCTGGTCGGTTGAATGAGGATACTTTGATTGTGAGGTGTTTCAAATGATTCAGCCAAAAATTCACCAGTGGCACAGATTCGATGCTAAGACTGGAGTGGAATACAGAATGCAACATGCAACATCACCATTTAATGACTTGCTCGATAATAGGTATTTCCAAAAGAATGGTGAACAGAGAGCATCGATAGTAGTAAGTGGTAAAACATTTTATAGGGAATGATATGAAAACAGAAATTATAGCAATATTGGACAAATCAACATCGATGCGTCATCTAACAAAAGAAACAATCCAAGGATTCAATAGCTTCATCAAAGAACAGAAAAAAGTTGAAGGTGAATGTAACGTAACCGCCGTCCTATTTAGTGGTTCGGGTATGTTTGGTGGAGAGGAATCTCCAATCGAAGTATTATATACCGCTATGCCAGTAGCGTCTGTTCCAGAAATGACTATTTATCAATACAATTGTGGCGGTTGGACAGCATTACTTGATGCTATTGGTATTACAGTCGACCAAGCAGGGCATCGTTTTGCTTATATGAAAGAAGAAGACCGACCAACAAAAGTTATCGTTCTTATCATCACCGATGGTGAAGAAAATTCTAGTAAGAAATACGATAACGAAAAAATTAAAGCGATGATTAAACATCAGGAAGATGTTTACCATTGGGAGTTCATGTTCCTGGGCGCAAATCAAGACGCATTTTCTGTTGCTGGTAATTTGGGTATGAAATTACCCAATGTTGCTAATTACTCTGCTACATGTGCAGGTACAGAATCAGCATACCGAGGCTTCGCTGCAAAAACAACTATGTTGCGTAATGGTTTTTCAGCTAACGCAGTTCAACTTTCAAGTTTAGTAACAACAGAATAAGGAGTATCATCATGGCAGGTTTTTCAGCAGAAAGTATCGCAAAATCACAAGCAACAAAAAAAGCAAAAAAAGAAGCCAAATTATTGGAATCCCAACAATCATCACCATCGAAAGTTGGTTCGAGTACAGGTAACATGAATATCGATAATAATGTTCTTAATTTGGCTGCTATACCCTCACCACTTCAAACCGAATATAAAATAACTGGGAGTAGCATTGCGACTTCACAACTTAAACAAATGGTATCCAATGAGGATAAAAGTATCTGGATGCGCGGGTTTGAAATCGCATTGAGAAACCAAGAGGTTCGTGCCAAAAATGCTATACCACCAGCAATTGTTTTGGCCGATGCTATCCTTGACGCATATAAAGCAAGATTTAAATGATAAATTTAGTGGACTTCTCACAGATGGTTATAGCCTCTGTGGCTGTAAATTCGAAAGAGTTGAAGATTGGCGACCCAAGTGACTTCATAAAACACATGACGTTGAATACTCTTTTGGGTTTCAAAAAGAAGTTTGGTGGTAAGATGATTCTATGTTGCGATGCGAATACATATTGGCGCAGAGACGAGTATCCAGCATATAAGGGTCACCGCAAACATAACCGAGATAGCAACATTGATTGGGACATGGCTCATCGAATAATGGATGAGCTTAAAACAGAGTTGCGTAATAATTTTCCGTATATCGTTCTCGAAGTACCTGGTGCTGAGGCTGACGATATTATTGCTACATTATCCGGATATTTTCAAGAGAACGAATTAACACGGACTGGTCTTATAGAAGAACCACATCAGATAACTATTCAGAGTACTGATGGAGATTTTCCACAATTACAGAAATATAGAAATGTAAAACAGTGGAATAATGTTAGTAAGAAATTCATCACATGTGATAATCCTGCCGAATTTTTAATCGAACACATTGTTGAAGGTGATACCGGAGATAATGTTCCGAATGTTATGACCGGAGATTGGTGGTCGGAAGCAAGAGCAAAAGGAGAAAAGACAAAGGCTAATTCTGTTTTTGCTGCTAAGAAGGCAGATTTTGTTAAGCGAGGATATGATGCCTGTTCAAATGAAGAGGAACAGCGTAACTATCGCAGAAACGAACAACTTGTTAACCTGGATTTAATACCGTATCATGTTCGTGATAGAATTATTGAGGCATATATAACATATAAGATAGGCGGTTCTAAATCGACAGTATTCGCATATCTTTTGAAACATAGAATGAAGCTATTATTGGCTTCTGCGAACGACTTTTAAGGAGAAACAAATGGCAATCACATTGAAACTTATTCACGCTTACGAGCAATTGGACGCGATTGACCAGGAGACAAATGTTTATAAAAAACAGGCTCTTCTAAAAGAATATGGTGTTAAATCACCACTGAATTTCATTCTATCTATGAACTTTAATAGTGATGTTAAAATTGACTTACCAGAAGGTATGCCGCCACTTGATTTGAAAAATATGGACGCCCATACACATCCTGATATGATGGGTCTTTTGAGTGCAGGTATTCATCGTCTGAATCCACATTGTCTGGTTGGTAGTAATTTAAAGAGAATCAAAAAGGAACAAATCTTTTACGAGATTTTGGTAAATTGTCCATTGAAAGATGCGGAGATTCTTTGTTCGGCTAAAGACAGAGCATTGTTAGAGTTGTATCCATCAATTACAAGCGAATTTGTTCAGAGTGTATTTCCTGTATATGTAAAATGAACATGAATGAAAATATTTTTATCGATAACCTTTGGATAGTGGATACAATATGAAAATTAAATGGGTAAAGATGTATTTGGATATCGCCGATAGACTTGCACAAGAATCTCATGCTGTAAGGCTTAAAGTTGGTGCAGTATTTGTATCCCCAGAGGGTGTTATGAGTACTGGTATCAATGGTATGCCCGCTGGAAGTACCAATGAATGTGAGAATAAAGTATGGGTATATGATGAATATTCTTTTGGTGACATGGGCGAATATAAGTTGGAAACCAAAAAAGAACTTTCCCATGCAGAAGAAAATCTTTTCGGTAAACTAATGCGTCAAGGAGTTGTCACGAAAGGTGGTTCGATGTTTCTTACCCACGAACCATGTATCAATTGCTCCAAAATAATTGTTAACGCTGGTATTGAAGAAGTTTTTTATCGCGTCTCCTACAAAGGTTCTAATCCAACTGGTAAAGAATGGTTAAGGGAAAATGGAATTTTTTGCGAATCTGAATCATTTTTGATGAAGATTGAGGGTGAATAATGCCACTATACGATTACGTCTGTAACCTATGTGAGCATGAATTTGAAAAGTTTACGCGAATGAGCGACAGAAAACTTCCCGAATCGGAACCTTGTCCTCATTGCGAACATATTGGGTGCGTAGAACAGACGATTATCCATACCGCGCTTCCTGTTAGTTATGTACATGAACACAGAAGCACGTTAAATAAACTCAATAACGCATCTGCATTCAAAGAAAAACTCCAACAAATACATGAAAGCACTCCTGGGTCGGTTCTAGACAAAGCATCAAGTTTCGTTGAAGTAAAGTAATGTTTAACCATAACTTTCTCAAAAAGTTAAATGTTGAGAAGATAGATTCACCAAACGGTAGAACCTATCTGACTCCAGAAGGTAACTCATATGAAAGCGTCACGACTTGGTTGGGTAGAATTGGAGACAAAGAATGGTTAGAAGAATGGCGTAACAATGTTGGTCATGATAAAGCTGAAAAAATAACAAAACGTGCAAGCGAACGAGGTACTAGACTTCACGAAAATATTGAAAAACTTTTGTTGAACGAATCGGTAAACCCATCAGGTATTTTAGATAGGTCTCTCTATATTCCCTTCGAAAAATGTATGAGAAATAATGTCAATAATATCCGAGCATTGGAGTATCCATTATATTCTGATGTATTGAGATTAGCAGGAACAATTGACCTTTGTGCTGAATGGAATAAAGAAACATCGACTATAGATTTTAAAACTGCTAGGGCTCGTAGAAGTAAAGAAGATATCACCAATTATTTTTTACAAGCAACGATTTATGCGATTATGTTAGCCGAGAGATATGAAATTCGTGCTGATAAATTAATAATAGTAATCGCGCTTGATTACGAAAATAAAGTCCAAGTATTCGAAGAAAATGCGAAGAATTGGATTCGGCCACTAATGAAATTACTGAAAGAATTCCCGCCATGTCACTAGAAAAAGTAGAAAAAGATGAAAAGAAAAGTTCGTTTTCAGATTCAGGTATGGAGTTGTTGTTTGGTGAAATAGATTCGGAATCCGCTAGAGATATATGCGAATGGATTCTAAGAGTAAATTTTGAGGAAGATAAACCTTCGCTATTGAATTTGGTTATTAATAGCGAAGGTGGTAACATGTCGGATGCATTCGCAATCATCGATGTTATGAAGACTTCACTTATACCCATCAGAACAGTGGGATTAGGTCAAGTACAATCAGCAGGATTGATGATTTTCTTGGCAGGTTCTAAGGGGGAAAGAATATTGACACCTAATACTTGCATAATGTCACATCAATATAGTTGGGGTAGTTCTGGGAAGCATCACGAATTGGTTGCTGTCAGAAAAGAATTTGATATGTCATTCCAGAGACAATTGAATCATTATATGAAATGTACTGGTCTCGATGAAAAGGTTGTTAAAAAATATTTATTGCCAGCAGAAGATATATTTCTATCAGCTACGGATGCATTAAAATATGGTATCTGTGATAGGGTAGCTTCAATTTGACTTTTAATTACTTTTCTGTATAATAGCTACATTGAATAACAGAAAAGGTAGTTGAGTGAGTAAAGAACGCGATTTGATTGAGTTGAATTTCGAAGATGGAGTGTACGATTCGGAATATTGTGAATATATAATGGATAATTGTGGTGGTGACCGTATCATCTGCAATGGGGATACCCTCATTGTTGCAATGGAAGATGGTTATCTAGCAGAAGACTTTATCGACCATATGTTGTCGAAAGTCGGAAGTCTCTTGGAATGTGAAGTAGCTAATAAGGGTATATAATGACGACCGCGAAAGCCTTTCTGAATAGTGAAGTTAAAGTCGGTGATGTTGTGATTTATATGGCAACATGCAGCAAGTCACTTGAGCGTGGTATAGTAGTCAGAGTTAATCAAAAGAAATTTACTATTCAAGGGAATCATGGTAGATTCGAACAGCGCGACCATAATTTATGCTACAAAATTGGTACCGGGGACGTTTCGGAATTTGCATCTTTTGAAATATATTCTGAATGTGGTAAATATAAATTCAGTACAATGATTCTCGATGCCAAATTGAATGAAATAGAGGCATTTGATATTATCGTCCACGAAATGAATGTTTGGAATAATACTATTCAGGTTAGGAAGGTTTCAAAATGATTTTCAGATTTATGTTTGTAGTGCTTATGTTTATCCCAGTGATGGTTACAGACGAGCCTTGGAAAACTGGTTGGGGCGAATGGTTTAGGTGTGCGTGGACATTCATAAAGGGTGAATAATAGCCTTGACAAAGAATCGTATTACTGTATAATTCTCATATCAACTACAGAAAAGGTATCAACGTGAGCATTCTTAAAATATTGAGCGAACTTGCTGCAACAGCATCTTCAAACACAAAAGTTGAAATTCTCAAACGCGAGAAAGACAACGAACTCCTGAAACGTGTTTTTCAGGCAGCATACAACCCCATGATTACCTACGGTATCAAAGCGATTCCGGAATACAAACATCGTGGCGAATCTCAGACCCTCGATTACACATTGGAGTTCGAACTTCCAGTATTCGTTAATCGTCTGGTTACTGGTAACAATGCTATCTCAGCATTTGGTAGAACATTATCTGCATTGTCTCCGGATAATGCAATCGTCCTTGAGCGTATCGTTCAGCGCGACCTTCGCTGTGGTACAACAGATACACTCGCTTCCCGCATCTGGCCGGGTCTTGTTCCGACATTCGATGTAATGTTGTCACACAAAGATATTTCCGGAATCAAATTCCCAGCATATGCTCAAATTAAGTCAGATGGTGCACGATGCCACATGTCGTTGCAAGCTGGTCAAGCAGTTGCATTTTCTCGCAACGGTAAACCAATCCAGTTGCATGGTTACTTTGATGAATCCCTCGCAAAACTGGTCAATGAAGGCGAGACTATCGATGGTGAACTCCGCGTTGAAATTAATGGTAAATTGCTCTCTCGTAAAGAGGGTAATGGTATCGTTAACAAAGCAGTAAAAGGAACAATTAGTAAGGAAGAAGCAGCCACTTTGGTTCTGTTGTCTTGGGATATTGTCGATTTCTCAGAAACAATCGTCTACAAAGAACGTATCGAACGGCTGACAAAATCAGCAACAAATGTTTTGGTTAGTGGTAATTCGAATATTTCCGTACTTGAGACAGAAATCGTCAACAATGAAGAAGAAGCATACGCTTTCTATCGTAAATGTCGCGCAGCCGGTGAAGAAGGTGCGATGATTAAGAACATGATGGCAGTTTGGCAACCTAAGCGTTCGAAAGATATCGGTAAGATGAAAGCTATCGAAGTCGCTGATATGCGTATCACTGGTTGGTACTATGGTGAAAAAGGTAAGAAGTTTGAACATGCTCTGGGTGGATTCATTTGTGAGACAGAAGATGGTTTTTGTCATGTCAATGTAGGCGGTGGGTATTCGGAAGACTTCCGTAATCAACCCACGCATGAATTCGATAAGATGGTTGGTGGTATCATGGAAGTAACGTACAATGAGACTATTCAAGATGGTAAGACGAAAGAATATTCGCTGTTCTTGCCTCGTGTCGATTCTTCTGTAGATTGGTTTCGCTTCGATAAAACTGTTGCTAACACATTCGCGGAGTTGAAATGAACTTCGTAACGGCTTCGATGCTTCTAATTCTCTTATTGGTCGTTACTCTTATGTTTATTGCCGTATATTCCCCAGAAAGAAGGAAATAAAATGAAATGTACTGATTGCAAGTATTGTATTTGTTCTGATTATGGTTATTCCAACTATACCGTCGAGGGAACAACCGCTGATTGTCTTTTGGGATTGAACCCAGGTTTACCACACGATAGATTTTATGGTGAAACCCCCGAACTGGATTTTGCTAAGACGTGTGAGAAATTTGCTGCCGGTTATGGTGTTGGTGTTGACGTTGACCAAGACCTCGGCGCACTTGAAAATTATTCTGACGATGAAGAAATCAAAGAACTTTTGAGGAAATTCTATAAATGAATAATGAACTACAGCTTGAAAAGATGTTTGAGGTTTGGGAAGATTCGTGGCATTATGAAATTGGCCCAGATAGAGACGGATTAGGTATGCTCGAAATTCGTTACTATGAGGGGAAGGAAACAACATCACACCATCGTCTTGCCTTTTCTAAAGAGGCAGGTGCTCTTATCTCCCAAGCATTGCAAGAATTAGTATGATTGGCGATACAACTAAGTATTGTGTATGGAAACGCAGCGATGGATACGTTGGCTGTACCGTACGTGAGCCAAGAGGTTGGAAGTATGGTGAAGTTGAGACAACATTCGAAGTGTTGAAATGGTTTGAGTTTTGGGACGGCGACACTTACGATTATATTATTGAGCAAAGGAAAATTTATGAAATGGCGCCCAACAAAAACTGAATTGACTTTCGTTGTACTCGCATATATGTTCTTGCCGATAGGCATGTACTTCTTTATGTGGGCACTATGTAATTGGTTTCCTGGATTGCAAGCCGGCTCTGCTATTGCTGGACTGTTCATTTCTCCGATAGCCGTCATCATGGCGGTCAATGCCGCTATCTATTGGGAACGATATAAAGAACGTTAAGGATTTGAAATGGATAAAGAAAAATTACATATCTGGCCAAGACCTATTGTTCTTGCTGCTATTGTCGTAAGCCGTGATTATTTGGAGATTTGATAGAACGTGGAGACCACAAACATAGTCCGACTGTAGAGGAACTATGTGGTCAACATTATATTGAATTCCCGTTTCATTGGTCAATCTATCAGATTCATCGTATATCTTTTTGATTAGGTCTTTCTCTGACCATTCTGGTGTTGCTTGAAGTTTCTTTGCTCTCCTTTTAGCACTATTATTGGAAAACATTGATTTGTTTTTCTGTTGATATTTTTTAATATATTCGGCCAATAAATCTTTATTATTGTCTCTCCATATTTTATTTGTTTTTGCTCTATCGTCTTTTGTGGAATGGTAATATACAAGTCTTTTCTCTTTATTTTTTAAATAATAAGATTTCTTACATTGTTTACATGTTGGGTCTAGTCCATCAGGTCGTTTAGAGGACTTGTAGAATTGGTTATGTTCTTTTCTGTTTTGCATTTGCCGCAGAATTTGGAATAAATACTCATGCTGACATCATCTCTTGATATTAGAGCCTATGGGTTTTGACGAACCGCGATAGGCATTTTATTTGTCTGGTAGAAAATCTACTGTATACTATTTATGTAAGTTAAGGATTTAATATGAACATTGAAAAGTTTTACAATGAAAATGGTGATGTTGCAGTTCTTTACTCACCAGGATATGGCGCAGGTTGGGCATCGTGGTCAGGAGAACATGATGGTGCTATTTTCGATAAGCGAATCGTTGAGATAGTTCTTGCCGACAAGCGTGAAGATATAACTCAAGAACTGATGGTGTCTTTTGGGTATGGTTATTTTTATTGTGGTGGAGCAGACAGTCTTGAAATAGAATGGCTAAAACCAGGGACAATTTTTGACATTGATGAATATGATGGTTCCGAGAGCGTAATAACAATCGACCACCTTCATTATGTAGCATAAAGGAAAAGTATGATAGCGGGAAATTTGGCAGCAGAGAAACAAGTTGGTATTGGTGATGTAAATTCCAAAGAAAAAGGTTCAGGCGCTCGATACAATCAGGGTAAGCCTGATTTTTCACTTCTACCTCTAACTACGCTCGAAGATGAAATTCGAGTTTGGGAATATGGTGCAAAGAAATATGCAGCATGGAATTGGACCAAAGGAATGGCTTGGTCTGTCCCATTCGCTTGTCTGTTGCGACATATGGCCGCTTGGCAGCGTGGAGAAGAATGTGACCCAGATTCTGGGCTCCCTCACTTGGCACATGCAATGTGTAATCTTCGTATGCTCACATATTACGCGGATTTTTATAGAGAAGGTGATGATAGACCGCAGGGTATCCATACGGAAAAGTATGACCCAAGTGGAGACCCCCGCTAATGTCGAAGAACGAAATAACCGGCGATACTCTCGCATCTAAAGTTGGTGACAAAACTGCATATCAAAATTACTGTGATAGTTGGGATAGGATTTTCGCCAAGAAAAAAATACTTCACCCCTGCCCTAATTGTGGTGCCGAGATAAGAGCAAAAGGTTTGTATGAGGGTGGTGGGTTAGAATGTAGTGAGAAATGTGGTTATTGGTTTTGCTATTAACCCAAATTACAAATATAATAATAGTATGACAAATAAACATTACACATATGCAAAAGCGTGGGGGAACTCTATCCTCTACAGGGGAATAGAGAACGGAGTATCAGTCACAGAAAAACGTGATTTCTCTCCAACACTCTATATTCCTGCAACGAAAAAATCTAACTCTCCTTGGAGAGGTCTGTACGACAATGTCCAATTAGAACCAGTTCATTTTGGCGATATTAAAGAAGCTAAAAATTTCATATCAACATACGAAGGCGTTGAGGGTATTGAAGTTCACGGTATTCAACGTTGGGAATACGCATATCTAAATCAAGAATTCCCAGGCGAAATCGAATACGACACTTCTAAACTGAACATTTTGACGTTCGACATTGAAGTTGTTTCTGATGGCTTTGATGGTAGCGATGAATCTTTTCCAGATATCCAAGCAGCAGAAACACCAATCGTTCTTATTTCATATCACTCTTCCCAAGACGATAAAACAACAGTTCTTGGATTGAAGCCATATAATAAATCGAAATCCGATAATTTCAACTATATCCAATTCTCTTCTGAAAAGGAACTGGTGAAATATTTCATCGTTTATGTCCAATCGACTAAACCAGATATTATGACTGGATGGAACATCGATTATTTCGACATCCCATATCTATTAAATCGTATCATTCGTTTGTTCGATGATAAGATGGCGAAGAAATTATCACCATTCAACATTATTCAAGAACGCACGATTGAGTTTAAGGGTAAAGAACTTCAAACTTACATTATCGCCGGTATTGTCTCTCTCGATTTATTGGAGTGTTATAAAAAGTTCGCAAGCTATAATAAGAAAGAATCTTACGCTCTTGGATTCATCGCGCAAGAAGAATTGGGTCACACGAAAGGGGAACTTCCTGGTGCATCTTTCAGAGAAAACTATAACGATTATTTCGACCAATTCGTTCAATATTCTGGTATAGACACATTGCTGGTCAAAGATATCGATAAGAAATTGAAACTTATTGACCTCGTGTTTGCTATGGCTTACATGTTTAAATGTAATCTCTCTGACGTTTACAAGACCGTATTGCCTTGGGAAGTATTCATCTTTAACCACCTTCACGCACAGAATATTCCGGTTCCACCTAGACGTAATGGTATGAAGGGTGCGGTTGAGGGGGCATGGGTGAAAGAGCCTAAAGTCGGAATGCATGGTTGGACAATGTCGTTCGACTTCTCTGGTCTGTACCCAAGTATCATTCGTCAGTGGAACATTTCTCCTGAGACATTCAGAGCAGCAGAATTTGACGTTAAAGTGAAAGACTTCCTTGATGAATTCTATCATGGTGAACGAATAGGTGTTATGGCTTCAACGATACGAAATTATGCTCAAGAAGCACAAGATATAGCCAGAGAACATAATTGTACAATTGCTGCTAACGGGACAATGTACTCGAAAGGAAAGATTGGATTCTTGGCTGAACTTGTGACAATCTGTATGGAAGGTCGTAAGATTGCTAAGAAGGAAATGATTAAGCTGGAGCAGGAATATCAAAAGACGAAAGACCCATCACTTCTGCCTAGAATATCGGCGTTGAACAACAAGCAAATGGCTTTGAAGATTGCAGCTAACTCTGTATATGGAGCTATTGGTAATGAAGGATTTGCATATTTTGATTATCGTATGGCTGAGGCGATTACTCTGACAGGTCAACTTTCAGATATGCACCTCGCTAACGCATTCAATCTAAAGATTAATAAATTGATGAAATCAGAGAATATCGATTACGTGATATATGCTGACACAGATTCGGTTTACTTGAATTGTCAGCCTATAGTCGATAAGTTTTGTGTTAGTAAAACGCAAGACCAAATCGTTGATTTTCTTGATAAGTTTGGTGAGCAAGTTTGTCAACCAATCATCAACGCCTCTATCGATGAACTTTTCGAGAGAATGAATTGTGCTGAAAAAATTATGGGTAGTAAACGAGAAGCTATCGCATCGAAGGTAATCTTCACAGCAAAGAAAAAATATGCGATGAAGGTTCATAACTCTGAAGGTGTAGTTTACAATCCTGCAAAATTGAAAACTATGGGTTTAGAAATCGTTCGTTCTTCTACTCCTCAATGGTGTAGAAAGAAACTGAAAGACAGTCTTCAAATGATTTTCGATACCGATGAAAAGACGTTTAGGAAAAACTTTGAGGAGATTGAGAAGGATTTCAAACTTCAACCAGCAGATGTTGTCGCATTCCCTAGAGGTATCAGTGATATCGACAAATATCAGAATGCGAGCGCAAGTAGTTCGACTGGGAAGAAGACTGGTACTCCTATTCACGTCAGAGCAGCAATGACTTACAATAAGTTTACGAAACAATTTAATATATATCCACAGATTCAGAATGGTGATAGAATTAAATTTATTTACATGAAACTTCCCAATACTCTTAGGGAAAATGTGTTTGCTTTCCCTACTGGACAGACCTTACCTAAAGAGTTGAAACTTGAGAAATATGTGGACTATGATACACAATTCCTGAAAACATTCGAGAATCCTCTTCGTGCATTGACTGACGCAGCAGGATGGAAACTTAGGGAAGAATCTAGTTTAGAGAGTTTCTTTGTGTGAGAGTTATAATAGCTGGAAGTCGAGGTGTAGAAAATTATCAGATAGTTCTCGACGCAATATTGAAATCCAAATTCGATATAACCACCATTATATCCGGTACCGCTAAAGGTATTGATAAGCTAGGTGAGAGATACGCGGAAGAGAACGGTATCCTCTTAGAGAAATATCCAGCTGATTGGAAACGATATAAGCAAGCGGCTGGACATATTAGAAATGCCGAAATGGCGCTAGTAGCAGATGGGCTCATAGCGATATGGGATGGTTATTCTCCTGGAACGAAAAATATGATTTCGTTGGGTAAAAAACATTCTCTAAAATGCTACGTCCACAACTTGAAAGTATGTCCTTTAGACTCCTTTTTTGTCTAATAAATACTATCGATGGTTACTTGTGCACCATCGATATCAAATCAACAGCACACCAATATAGTAAGGAGTAACACATGGCAAAACCATCCAAATCAGAAGTAGCCGCAGAACAATCAGAAAAAACCTCATCGCTTTTGGCTAAGCTAAAACAAGCAGGGGCAATCAAATCGGAAACAGTCGCCGATTCCAATTTCTTCCAACCCAAAGATATCGCTCAAACATCCATACCTATTATCAATATAGCCTTCACAGGGACACTTGATGGTGGTCTAGTATCTGGTTTAACTACGATTGCAGGTCCTTCAAAGCACTTTAAATCGAACCTAGGTCTTGTTGCTATCAAAGCGTACATGACCAAATGGAAAGACTCTATTTGCTTGTTTTACGATTCTGAATTCGGTATCACTCCAGAATATCTCCACGCTCACGGTATCGATAATAATAGAGTTCTCCATCTCCCAATCGAACATATTGAACAGTTGAAATTCGATATCGTCAAGAAATTGGAAGATATTAAAAAATCTGATAAAGTGGTTATCTTTATTGACTCCATTGGTAATTTGGCGAGTAAGAAAGAAGTTGAGGATGCATCTGACGGTAAGAGCGTTGGAGATATGACAAGAGCAAAATCGTTGAAGTCTCTATTCCGTATTATCACCCCACATCTAACACTGAAAGATATTCCATGTATCGTTGTGAACCACACATACGAGACACAGGAAATGTACTCAAAGCAAGTTGTGTCTGGCGGTACTGGTATTATGTACTCCAGCAATAACGTGTGGATTGTTGGTCGTAGTATGGAGAAAGACGGTACGGATTTAGTCGGTTACAACTTTACAATTAACATCGAAAAATCTAGATTCGTTATTGAAAAATCAAAACTGATGTTTACCGTAAAATTTAATGGTGGTATCAGTAAGTATTCTGGTCTTATCGAACTGGCAGAAGAATCTGGTCATGTTAAAAAGGTTAAAATCGGGAATGCTACAGCATTCTCTCGCGTCGATACAGAAACTGGCGAAATTGAGGAAGACAAGTTCAAAACCGATGATACACACAACAAAACATTCTGGGCTCCGATTTTAACAAGTCAAAAGTTCCGCGACTTCGTACAGAAC